GCTGAATATACAAATACAACATTAAATTCAACTTTATACAATAGTGCATTCTATGTTTATACTTCAGATAGAAATGTTTATAAATGTATCTTTAATAATAAAGGTGCAAACTCAACTGTTGAACCAACAGGAACAAGTACTGGTGTAACTTCAACATCAGATGGTTATCAATGGAAGTATATGTTTACTGTAAGTACAGCTGACGTTGGTAAGTTTGTTACATCAGCATACATTCCAGTTAAAGTTATAGCAGCTGATGATAGTTCAGGTCAGTTTGCAGTTCAAACAGCTGCAGTTGATGGTGCTATAGATGTAATAGATGTATCAGCAGGTGGATCAGGTTATTTACACAATAATGGATCCTTTCAAGCAGTTACTAATTCAACTTCAATGAGATTAGCATCAACAGCAAGTGCAAACGATAGTGTTTATATTGGTAGTACATTATATCTCAATGGAGGTTTAGGTGCAGGTTTAATAAGAGAAGTAACAGCATATACAGGTGCTACAAGAACAGTTACAGTTAACACAGCTTTCTCAACTTCACCAAATACATCTTCAACTTATATTGTAAGTCCTAAAGTTTCTATATCTGGAGATGGTACAGGAGCAGCAGCATATTCAAACTGTACAACAGGTGGTAGTGCTGTAAACTATATCAATATGATTAGTACAGGAACAGGATATACAAATGCAACAGTAACCATATCAGCAAATACAAGTTTTGGATCAGGAGCAACTGGAGTTTCATATATTGGACCAAGAGGTGGTCATGGTACTAATGCAAGAGAAGAATTAGGTGGAAGTTATGTAATGGTTGCCTCAGAGTTAAGTGGAAGTGAAGCTAATACTATTCCACAAGAAAATGATATAAGAACTTTTGGAATTATAGCAGATCCAATACAAAGAAGTACAGGTGTTGCAGCAAATACAGGTAACTTTGATATGACAACAAGACTGACTTTGAGTGGTGCAACAGGAGACTTTTCTGCAGATGAATTAATTACTGGAGGTACAAGTGGTGCAACAGGTAATGTAGTTAGTTTTAGTAATACTAATGCAGCTAATTCAGCAGGTACGCTTAGAGTGATAAATATAACAGGAAGATTTCAGAATAATGAAACTATAACTGGATCAGTCTCGAGTAAGACAGCAACTATTCAACCTGCTTCAAATTCAGACTTGACTTTTTATAAAGGTAATGTACTATATACAGAGAACATTTTGAAATTGACAAGATCGGTAGATCAAATTGAGAATTTTAAGGTAATATTTAGTTTTTAGGATAATTTATGGCATATTCATCAGATGTTTCAAATACAGTATCAATATCAACAGACTTAAATGTTGATCCATATTATGACGATTATAATGAAGAGAAGAATTTTCATCAGATACTATTTCGTCCAGGCTTAGCAGTTCAAGCTAGAGAATTAACACAAATGCAAACTCTGTTACAAAGACAGACAAGCAGATTTGGTGCTCATATTTTCCAAGAAGGATCCATTGTTACAGGTGGTGCTAAAACTTATAATAGTAATATTCCATTTGTAAAAATTACAGATAAAGATAATGGTAATAATACTATAGTAATGTCAACATTAGTTGGTAAAACAATTACTGGTGGTACAACAGGAGTTACTGGTGAGATTATAGATGTATTGACCGGTGCTCAAACAGCAGCAAATACCAATACTTTATATTTAAAATATACTGGAAGTGGTACAGCTAAAACAACAAAGACATTTAGTGCAAGTGAAGTCCTAACATTTGCAGGTGGATCCAATTCAACATATACTAATGCAACAGTTTTAAGTTCAGCTAATACTCCAACAGGAAATGGTGTTTACTTTTCATTAAGTGATGCAATTGTATATGCTAAAGGTCAATTTATTAGACATGCTAATTCAGGAGTTGTTGTTGGAAGATATACACAATCTCCAAGTAAAATAGTTGGTTTTAAAGTTAATGAAAGTATAGTTACAAGTAATACAGATACAACATTATTAGATCCAGCTCAAGGTGCTTATAACTATACAGCTCCAGGTGCTAACAGATTAAAATTAACAACAGAATTATCTTCTATTCCATTAAATGTAACTGGTGATGCACCAGCAACAAATAACTTCTTTTCATTATTCAGTCTTGATGAAGGACAGAAGTTTGAAGAAGCTAAACAACCATTATATGCTGACTTAGCTAATGAACTTGCAAGAAGAACATTTAAAGAAAGTGGTCACTATACAACAAGACCATTTAAATTTAATATAAGAGAAAATTTAATTGATGGAACAAACTTAGGATTAAAAACATCTGGTGATGGTGGACAAGCCAATGTATTAAGTGTTGGTGTTGAAGGTGGTCATGCTTTTGTTAAAGGATTTGAATATGACTATGAAAACTTAGATACAATCTACATTGATGTTAACAAAGGAACAAACACACAAGTATTTGAATCTGTAACTACCACACCTAATTATGGTAAGTATGTAAAAGTAAAAGAAGTATCTGGTAATTTTGATCCAACTAAATTACCTACATTAAGTTTAAGAAGTGCAACAGCAACATCACATACAAGTAGAACATTTGATGCAACAGGAGCTCCTGGTTCAGAATTAGGTACAGCAACTTTGAGAACAATTAAACATGAACAAGGAAATACAGATGTAGCAGGTGGTGTATTTAGATTATATGTTGATAATATTAATTTAACTTCTTCAGGTAAAAGTTTTGCAAATGTTAAATCAGTATTCATTGCAAATGCTATAACAGGAACTAGTAAAAATTTCTTAGCTGATACAGTATTAGAAAGTGCTAACTCAACATATGGCGGTAGTGCAGTACTAAATGAACCAACATTTAACACATTAGTTTATGGATTACCATTTAAAGGTATAAAGACTATTAGAGATGGATCCAATAGTGTTGAAACATTATTTCAATTTAAAAAAGGATTTGATATAACAATTGCTACTGACGGTACTGCTTCATTAGCAACAGGTGACTCAAGTCATCAGTTTACAACTACAGGTACATTAAGTGCTTCACAAAAAGATGAATTATTTACAATTATAGCTAAGAATCAAGTATTCAGTACACAATTAGGAACAGTATTAGCAAACAGTACAACAACAAGTGTTACAGGAACAGGTACAAAATTTGATTTACTTAAACCTGGTGATAGAGTAAGATTAGGTTCAACAAATGTATTTACAGTTAATGCAGTAACAAGTAATGTTGCAATGTCATTAACAACTACACCATCTGCTGCTCAAAATGTAGCAAGTGGTAATGCAATAGCTAAAGTTATTGAAAGTGGTCAAATAGTTGATATGTCAATGACAGGTACAACAGGAGTTGGTGCTACTAGATCAATTGTTATTGGGTCAACTACATCTGCAACACTAGATTTAAAAGAAACGCTTGATACTTCATTAACAGCTAGAGCAATTGTATCACTTAATAAAGTAAATGCAAAAGAAGCTGCTAAAACATTATCTGCAAATGTATTTGTAAGAATTAATCCTAACACTCACTTTAATCAATCAACAGGTGGTCCATATCCATTAGGTGTAACTGATGGATACAAAATTAGAAAAATTTATATGTCAACTTCAAATAGTGTTATTGCTAACACTTCTGGAACAACAGATGTAACTTCAAGTTATTTCTTTGAAAGTGGACAAAAAGCTGGACATTATGATATAGCACAAATTAGATTAAAGTCAACAGGTACAGCTCCAACAGGACAACTACTTGTAAACTTTGATCACTTTAAACACAGTTCATCATTAGGTCAAGGATATTTTAGTGTAGATAGTTATCCTGTAGATGATGATAAAGGTACTAACTCATTAACAAGTATCAAAACATTCCAAATTCCAACTTATATTAATCCACAAACAGGTGATGAATATAATTTAAGAAACAGTATAGATTTAAGACCAAATAAAGCTAATACAGCTAATCCAACAACTACTATAGCAACTGCACCAATCAACCCAGCCAATTCAAGTACATTTACAACAACTGGTGATGGACAGTTCTTACCATTAACAGGTAAACAAGTATCTAAAGATTTACAAATTTATCTTGGAAGAACGGATAGATTAATATTAGATGAAGAAGGTAGATTAACAATTAAGACAGGTATTGCTAGTGATAAAAAAGTACCTCCAATGGCTGCTTCTGATGTAATGACATTAGCATTTATTACTATCCCACCTTATCCTTCTGTATCACCTTTTGTTGGTAAAGTAAACGAAAGAGAAGATTTAGCTGTAAGTATTAGACCTGTTGATAATAGAAGATTTACTATGAGAGATATTGGTCAGTTAGCAGAAAGAGTTAACAGATTAGAATATTATACTTCTTTATCATTATTAGAAAAAGATGCACAACAATTACAGATTTTAGATACAGCAGGATTAGATAGATTTAAAAATGGTATCTTAGTTGATAACTTTACTGGTCATGGTGTTGGTGAAGTAATCAATCCAGATTATAAAGCTGCAATAGATCCAGATCAGTCATTACTAAGACCTTCATTTGCAATTGAAGAGATTGCAATGATTGCTAATACAGTTGGAACAAGCAATGTTATAAGAAGACCAAGAGATGTATTCCTAAAAGTTAACTTTACTGGTGCTAATACCACTGGCATTACATTCAATGAAACAGTATCTGGTTCAACTAGTGGAACGACAGGTAGATTAAAATACAACACTTCTGCTAATGCCGACTTATTATTACTTGAAAATGAAACAGGTTCAGGATTCACAGTGGGTGAAACAGTTACTGGAGCAACTTCAGGTTTAACAGCAACTGTAACA